TTCCTGTTTACCGCACTTATGGCCATTGCGTACGATTGCTTTCCCACCGCAGAATGGACAACATGGTTTTTCATCATCCGGATGGTTTTCGAACATTTTGCAGGCCGTTTCATATAAGGAATCAACTGCTTCTTCCGGAAGTCTTGTTATGATGTTTGCCAGTTTTATTCGGGTTTCTGCTGCCATAAAAGATCATCTCCTTGTTTTGGATGCCCCTATGATAGCATTCTACTTGTCCGTTAAAAAGGACTTATAGAACTTATCACCCTATTTTCTGACTAACACCTAAATTTATGGAGGGAAATGTTTATGAGCAAGATTTTAGAGTTAAGGGAAAAACGGGCAAAGGCATGGGAGGCGGCAAAGAAGTTCCTCGACAGCAAGCGGGGAGAGGACGGGCTGCTTTCCGCAGAGGACACCGCCGCCTATGAGAAGATGGAGAAAGAGGTAGTCGATCTTGGGAAGGAGATCGAGCGCCTGGAGCGGCAGGCCGCTATTGATGCGGAATTAAGCAGGCCCACCTCCGAGCCAATCACCAACAAGCCGAATAACCGCCCGGACGGGGAGGAAAAGACAGGCAGGGCGACTGACAATTACAGGAGGACGTTCTGGAACGCCATGCGCCGGAAGAACTTCTTCGATGTGGAGAACGCCCTGCAGGTGGGCACGGATTCCGAGGGCGGCTATCTTGTGCCGGATGAATTTGAACACACTTTAGTGGAGGCATTGGAGGAAGAGAACTGTTTCCGCGGTCTTGCCACAGTCATCCAGACCTCCAGCGGCGACAGGAAGATTCCCGTGGTGGCGTCCAAAGGCGAGGCGTCATGGATTGACGAGGAAGGGGCATACCCGGAATCGGATGATTCCTTCGGGCAGGTATCCATCGGCGCGTTCAAGGTGGCGACCATGATCAAGGTATCGGATGAGTTACTGAATGATAATGTATTTAACTTAGAGGCTTACATCTCCAAGGAGTTCGGGCGCAGGATCGGCACCAAGGAGGAGGAAGCCTTTTTCATTGGTGACGGCAAGGGCAAGCCCACGGGCATCCTGAACGCCACGGGCGGCGCTTCCGATGGCGTGACCACCGCAACCGCCAACATCACCTTCGATGACGTGATGGATTTATTCTATTCCCTGAAAGCGCCTTACCGCAAAAAGGCTGTGTGGCTGCTGAATGACACCACCGTGAAAGCCCTGCGGAAACTGAAAGACAATAACGGGAATTATATCTGGCAGCCGAGTGTGCAGGCAGGGGTGCCGGACATGATTTTAAACCGCCCTTACCACACTTCCTCCTATGTGCCGGAAGTGGCGGCAGGCAATAAGGTGATGGCCTTCGGTGACTTTTCCTATTACTGGATCGCTGACAGGCAGGGGCGCTCCTTCAAGCGTCTGAATGAACTGTTTGCGGCAACCGGGCAGGTGGGATTCCTTGCTTCACAGCGTGTGGATGGAAAGCTGATCCTTGCCGAGGCAGTAAAGACCATGAAGGTGAAGGCTTCCGCATCATCAGCATCATAAGAGGGGAGGCGGCAGGGATGGCAGTCCTGACATTGGAGGAGACGAAACAGTATCTCCGGGTAGACAGCGCAGATGAGGATGCTTTTATTTCCGGCCTGATCGAGACCGGGGAAAATCTGTGTGCAGATGTGGCACGGATGGAATTATCAGAATTGGAAGCGCATCTTCCTATGGTGCGGATTGCCGTCCTTTATGCCGCCGCCTATCTGTATGAACACCGGGAGCAGGCAGACCACAGGGAACTGGCGGGAACGCTGCGCTCCCTTTTATTCGGCATACGGAAAGAGGTGTTCTGATGTCTTTGGGAGAATGGAAAGATAAGATCATCATTCAGAAAAGCGTGGTGGGCAATGACAAAGCCGGGAATCACATTTTATCGTGGGTGGATTATTACACCTGCCACGCCTATGTGAACAACCTTTCCGGGAAGGAGTATTGGGAGGCGGCACAGCTTAATGCGGAGAAAGAGATATTTTTCCTTATCCGTTATTGCAGCGAAGCCGCAGTCATTGACACGGAGCATTTCCGCATTATTTTCCGGGAGCAGATTTATAACATCACGTTCATTGACAACGTGAAGTACCAGAATAAGACCTTAAAGCTGCGGGCGGCTTTGGAAAAGAGGTAAAAATGTCTGAAAAGAAAGTATCCATCGAGCAGATGGCGGAGGCGGTCATGGACGGCCTGATCGAGTATGCCGGGCTTGCCACGGACGTGATGAAGGACTGCGTCACCAAAGCCGGGAACACGGTGAAATCGGAAGTGAAAGCCAATGCCCCGGTTCGGACGGGGCAGTACAAAAAAGGGTGGGCTGTAAAAAAGCAGAAGGAGACCGCCAATTCCTTAGAACTGGTGGTGCATAACAAAAAGCGTTACCAGCTCACCCATTTATTGGAGAAAGGCCATGCCAAACGTGGCGGCGGGAGGGTGCGGGCATTCCCCCATATCGCCCCTGCGGAACAGGCGGGCATCCGGGAACTGGAGGAAGGCATCAAAAGGGGGCTGGAAGGATGAGCCATGAGGAAGTATTGAAGATGATGGAGGAAATGGGGCTGCCCTTCGCCTATGACCACTTTGTCGAGGGCGAATCCCCGGAGCCGCCCTTCCTCGTATTTTTATATCCCAAAGCTGCCAATTTCGCGGCGGACGGGATTGCGTATTTCAAAATCAACCAGCTTGACATTGAACTGTACACCGACTTAAAAAATCCCGATCTGGAAGAAACCATAGAGGCTGTCCTGCTGAAATACGGCATCTTCTACGGGAAATCGGAAACGTGGATAGAATCAGAAAAGCTGTACGAAGTTTTGTATGAAATGGAGGTCTGAAATGAAGAACAACAATAAAGTGAAATTCAACATCTGCAACTGCCATTATGCCCTGCAGAAAACACAGGAGAATGGGGAGATCGGGTTTGAGACGCCCGTGGCAATGCCCGGTGCGGTTTCCATCGCCCTGGACCCCAACGGGGAGCCGGAATCTTTCTATGCGGACGGCATCGAGTATTACATCATAGCCAACAACATGGGCTATGACGGCGATCTGGAACTGGCGCTGATCCCGGAGAGCTTCCGCACGGACGTGCTGAAGGAGGAAGCGGACAATAATGAAGTGCTGGTGGAGAACGCCCATTCCGAGACGGCGGCCTTTGCGTTGCTGTTCGAGTTTGACGGCGACATCCGCAAGATACGCCATGTGCTGTATAACTGTTCCGCAAGCCGCCCCAAGATTGAGGGCAAGACCAATGAGGAGAGCCGGGAGGTGCAGACGGAAACGCTGACCATCAAGGCGCGCCCGCTGGCAAGCGGCTATGTGAAAGCCAAGACCGGGAATAAGACATCTGCGGAGACGTATGCCAACTGGTATAAGAGCGTGTATCTGCCGGAACCCAAAGCGGTGGATGCAGAGACAGAAGGACAGGGATGAAGGAGGCTGAAAGGATATGAGCATTGTTAGAAAGATAGAGATAGACGGGCAGGATGTGTTGTTCAAGGCATCGGCGGCGATTCCGAGGATTTACCGTTTGAAGTTCCAGCGTGATATTTATAAAGACCTGCGGATTCTGGAAAAGAGCATCGGGGAAGGGGATGAGGAAAACTCCAACCTCGATTTATTTTCGCTTGAAATGTTCGAGAATATCGCCTACACGATGGCGAAACACGCCGACCCGCAGATACCGAATGAAGTGGATGAATGGCTGGACGGATTCAACACCTTTTCGATATACCAAGTCCTGCCGCAGCTTATAGAACTGTGGGGACTGAATGTGCAGACGGATGTGGAGGCTAAAAAAAACTTCGCCCAACTGAGCGGGAAATGACCACGCCGCTGTTCCTTCTGCGGTGTGTGCAGCTAGGGCTTTCGATGGCAGACCTTGAACTGCTCTCCATTGGATTAATCAACGATATGTACTGCGAGAGCAGGAATGACACCTGCACCTATGCAGTGCTTGGAACGCAGGAGGATTTTGACCGTTTTTGAAGTGATGAAATAAATATTGTTGTTGCAACTTTTTTGCTTTACAATTCAGCAAAAAAGTTGTAGCATACAATATATTTGAAAGAAAAGAGGAAAAAATATGAGTGATATTAGTTTTGATACAGGTGCTGAAGTAAATCTTTCCGCATATAAGGATATACTTCAAAGAACGATAAATGACGTTTTGAAAAAAATAAAAATTTCTGATGATGGAATACAGTGGCTTATAGTTGAGGAAGAAAAATTCAAGGAAATGGATAAAAAATTAAATAAAATGAATGGGATATCCATCATAGATGGATTATTGCCAATTTCTCCTTTATTTAAAGAGAAGTGCAAGTATGGGCGTTGTAATCTAAAAACAAATACAATATGGATATCAACAGCAGCAATTCATACGGCACCATTTCCGATTGAAAGTCTGCTTCCAAAGAAGAGGCAGACTCTGTTGGTAGATGTGATACTTGATGAATTGGCACATATTCAAACAAGGAAAGATCATGGAGACAGGGAGTATGATGCTAAATTAGCATCTTTTAGAGAAAAATATTACGGTTAAACCGTTAGCGATTCAAATATGATTGCTTTTTTTGAATAAAGGATAATTTTACATAGGCACTTGCCATAACAGCAGGTGTCTTTTTTTACGCATTTTTTCAGGGAGCCTTTGGGCTTCCTTTTTTCGTGGGGAGGTGCTTTGGGGGTGGGAGCGTCAAGGATACAGGGAATCACGGTGGAGATCGGCGGCGACACCACAAAGCTGACCGCCGCGCTGAAAGGAGTAAACGGGGAGATACGCACCACGCAGTCACAGTTACGGGACGTGGAGCGGCTCTTAAAGCTGGACCCCGGCAACACGGAACTTTTGGCACAGAAGCACCGGCTCCTTGCGGATGCGGTGCGGGAGACGAAGGAAAAACTGGAAACCTTAAAAGCCGCTGCGGAACAGGCAAACGAGGCGCTGGCAAAAGGGGAGATCACCCAGGAGCAGTACGATGGGCTGCAGAGGGAGATCATAGAGACTGAGGAAAAATTAAAAAGCCTCGAAGAACAGGCGAACCAGTCGGCGGTGGCAGTGCAGAAGATCGCCGCCGTGGGTGAGGATTTAAAGAACTTAGGGGATAAGATTTCCGGCGTCGGCACCACTCTCACCAAGACCGTGACCACGCCCATCGTGGGGCTTGGCACGGTGGCGGTAAAGACTGCTGCTGATTTCGATACCGCCATGAGCCAGGTCGGGGCAGTTTCCGGGGCAACGGGAAAAGACCTTGATGCCCTCCGGGATAAGGCAAGGGAGATGGGGAGCAAGACGAAGTTCTCCGCATCGGAGGCGGCTGAGGCCATGAATTACATGGCGATGGCCGGCTGGAAAACCTCTGATATGCTCTCCGGCATTGAGGGCATCATGAACCTTGCCGCCGCTTCCGGGGAGGACCTTGCGACCACTTCCGATATCGTAACGGATGCCCTTACCGCTTTCGGCCTTACCGCAGCGGATTCCGGGCATTTTGCGGATATCCTTGCGGCGGCATCCAGTAATGCGAACACCAATGTCTCCATGATGGGCGAGACCTTCAAATACTGTGCGCCCATTGCCGGGGCGCTTGGCTTTTCCGCAGAAGATACCGCAGAGGCAATCGGGCTGATGGGAAATGCGGGCATCAAGTCCACGCAGGCCGGTACTGCCCTTAGAACCATCATGAGCAACCTTTCCGGGGAAGTGAAGATATGCGGTTCGAGCATCGGGGAGGTCACAATCGCCACCACCAATGCGGACGGGAGCATGAGGGATTTGAGCGCCATCCTGGCAGACTGCCGGACGGCATTCGGCGGATTGTCCGAGTCCGAAAAGGCAGCGGCGGCAGAGGCGCTTGTGGGGAAGAATGCCATGTCGGGATTCCTCGCACTGATGAATGCCGCCCCTGCGGACATCGAGAAGGTGAGCAGCGCCATAGCAAACTGTGACGGGAAGTCTGCGGAGATGGCGGCCACCATGCAGGATAACCTTGCCGGGCAGCTTACCATCCTGAAAAGCCAGTTGCAGGAATTGGCGATTTCTTTCGGTGAAATCCTCATGCCCGCCATCCGCCAGATCGTCACATGGGTGCAGGGATTTGTTGACAAGCTGAACAGCATGGACGAGGGGACGAAGAACACCATTGTCACCATCGGCCTGCTTGCCGCCGCAATAGGCCCGGTATTAATCATCATCGGGAAAGTGGTCTCTGCGGTGGGCAGCATTATGACCTTCATCCCCACGCTGGTCGGCGGCATTTCCAGTATCGGCGGAGGCTTAAGTGCGCTGTGGGGAATACTCGCCGCGAACCCCGTCACTTTGGTGATAGCCGCCATAGCTGCGCTGATAGCCATTTTCGTGGCGCTGTGGAATAACTGCGAGGGCTTCCGGGAGTTCTGGATCAACTTATGGAACGTGATAAAAGATGCCGCCATAGCCGTGTGGAATGGATTAAAAGACTTTTTCTCCAATATCTGGAACGCCATCACTGGGGCGGCGCAGGCCATATGGAACGGTCTGAAAGATTTCTTTAGCGGCCTATGGGAAGGGATAAAAAATATCTTCCAGACCGTGCTTGATGTGATAAAGACGCTGATCGTGGCGCGGTTCGAGTTTTACAAAACCATTATCACCACGGTCTTAAATGTGATACAGACGGTGGTCTCCACGGTATGGAATGCGATAAAAAATGTGATCGAGACCGTGACGAATGCCATCGGCTCTTTCTTGTCCTCCGCATGGGAAGCGATCAGGAATACCGTCACCACGGTAATGGAAACCATTAAAAACGTCATTACCACGGTATGGGAAGCCATCAAGTCAGCGGTGACGGCGGTGCTTTCCGCCATTAAGGATGTGGTGGTGTCCGCTTGGGAGGCAATAAAGAGCGCCATTACCACGGCGATGGAAGCCATTAAATCTGCGGTCATTGCAGCATGGGAAGCGATAAAGAGCGCGGTATCGGCTGCGATTGAAGCAATCAAAAATGTGGCTGTGGCGGCATGGGAGGCCATCAAGTCAGCGGTCATTTCCATTATGGAGGCGATAAAATCTGCCATTACCGCAGCGTGGGAGGCCATCAAATCCGCAGTCAGTTCCGTGGTCAATGCGATAAAGGAGGTCATCACTTCCGTCTGGAATGCCATCAAGTCTACGGTCACAGGCATTGTGGGCGGCATCAAGGACGCAGTGGTAAATGTATTTAACAGCCTGCTTTCCGGCATCAAAAATGCCATGAGCGGTATCGCCGGGGCGGTGAAGAGCGGATTCGATGCAGCGATTAATTTTATCAAGAGCCTGCCCTCACAGGCATTGCAGTGGGGCAAGGATATCATCGGCGGGCTGATTGACGGCATTAAGTCCAAGATCAGCGGCCTTGTGGACAGCGTGAAGGATATCGCGGGGACGATTGCGTCCTTCCTGCATTTCTCCGAGCCGGACGAGGGGCCGCTTTCCAACTTCCA